GGAGTGGGCGGGAGCCTGATCTTCCGATCCTGACGGGGAGTCACAGCACGTCGTGGGTACGCGGGGCATATGATGAATGTTTGCGGATGGTAGACAGGCGGGGGGAATACTTATGGGGGGACGTGTTTCCAGACGCAGGAACGGCGAGGACGAACGCGAGGGACTACAGGATTGATCTTGGGAAAGAGAAGCGGTTTGAGACGATGCAGTTCACGTCTGTAGGGACGGGGAACGCTGGTTTGTACCGTGCTGTGCAGTTGTTATACTGTGACGACCTGGTATCGGGGATTGAAGAGGCGATGTCGAAGGAGAGGTTGGACAAACTGTGGGACATATACAATACAGACCTTCGGCAGAGGAAACAGGGGGCGAAGTGCAAAGAATTGCACATCGCGACAAGGTGGAGCGTGTGGGACGTACTGGGGCGTTTGGAATCGGAGTACGGGGAGAGTCCGAGGGCGAAATTCCTTGTGATGCCCGCGATGGACGAGAACGACGAAAGCAACTTTGACTATCCGTATGGGGTAGGGTTCTCGACGAAGTTCTACAGAGAGCAGCGCGAAGTGATGGATGATGTGAACTGGCGTGCTCTATACATGAACCAGCCGATAGAGAGAGAGGGACTTCTGTACGCGGAGGAGGAACTGCGGCGATACTTTGAACTGCCTGACGGGGAACCTGACGCGATTGTGGCTGTATGCGACACGAAAGACAAGGGAGCGGACTACTTTGTGCTGCCTGTGGCGTACCAGTACGGGAACGACTTTTACATTGAGGACGCAGTATGCGACAACGGGAATCCCGACACGGTAGAACCGAAACTGGTTGACGTACTGGTGGGGAACGGGGTGCATCTTGCGCGGTTTGAGAGCAACCAGGCGGGCGGGAGGATCGCGTCGAGTGTCCAGGAGAAAGTAAAGGAGAAGGGCGGCAGGTGCAAGATCACAACGAAGTACACGACGGCGAACAAGGAGACGAAGATCATTGTCGCGCAGCCGTGGGTTGTGAGCCATTGCCTGTTCAAGGACGATTCTGTGACGAAGGGAAACAGGGAATACAGAAGGTTCATGAAATTTCTGACGGGGTACACGCTGGCGGGGAAGAACAAGCACGACGACGTGCCGGACGCGATGGCCCAACTGGCAGAATTCATCCAAAGCTACGCCGGGAACAAAGTGGAAATTGTAAAAAGGCCCTTCTAAAAGCAGAAAAATAATTCCGTTAAGCTACATTTAGTTTGACGGAGTATTTTTTTTGCGCTAAAATAAACCTAGAAAACCTATAGGTTTAGTAGGTATTATGAGCGGAGGGGCGCGTATGGCAGAAGAAAACACCAATCAGACGGTGATCTCCAACGATCTGTACGGTCGGCTGGACATTTACGCGTCTTCCGAGGACATCACAGCGGAGAACGTGCTGACGGAACTGAATTCCGCGCTGCCATACCATGTGACGAACCTCCTCCAGGAGGACTTTCTGTACTGGTATCGGAGGAACGTGCAGCCGATTCTGTACCGGAAGAAGAGTGTGCGGCCCGAAATCATGAACATCGTGCAGGAGAACCATGCGGAGGAAATCTGCACGTTCAAAAATGGGTATTTCCTGACGCAGCCCGCGTTCTACACGGCGCGGAACGACGGTGTGCAGGACAAGATCGACAAGCTGAACGAGTACCTGTACCGCAGCTACAAGCAAGAAGCGGATGACAAGATTGTGAACTGGTTCCACACGGTAGGCAAGGGCGTATTGTTCGTGGAGCCTGACCGCGACAACGATCCCGAAGTGCCTGTGCATTGCTACGCGCTGGATCCCAGGAGCGCATTCGTCGTGTATAGCCTGCGGCCCGGAAACGCCCCTGTGATGGGCGTGAACATGGTTGTGGCGGGAGACACGGCGAAATTCGACGTGTACACCCGTGAGAACGTATTTCACCTTTCGGGCGGCGTAACGGGCAAGATGACGACCACGCAGGCGAACAGTTCCTTCCTCGCGACGGCTGCAAGCCTTGACAGCGTGGAGAAGAACGCCCTGGGGCTGATCCCGATTATCGAATACCGCTACAACAGCGTGAACATGGGCGCGTTTGAGGCCGTTGTGCCGCTTTTGGACGCGATCAACAACGTGATTTCCAACAGGATCGACGGCGTTGAGCAGTTTATCCAGAGTCTCGCAGTTGCAACGAACTGCGAGTTCCCGGAGGGAACGACGGCGAACGACATCCAGAGGGCGGGCATGATCGTCCTGAAGAGCATCGGCGAGAACAAGGCCGACTTCAAGATCCTGTCCGAGCAGTTGAACCAGAGCGAGACGCAGGTGCTTGTAGACCATCTGTATGAGCAAGTGCTGCGCATCTGCGCGATGCCCACGACCACGAAGGGCGGGAGATCTACCTCCGACACGGGCGCGGCTGTGCTGGCGCGGGACGGCTGGTACAACGCGGACTGTTCAGCGCGGAACACGGCAGACCTGTTCAAGGAGAGCAATCGCCAGTTCGACAGGATCTTTGTGGAGATTCTAAAGCGGCGCGGGCTTCTGGACATCAGTCTGAGCGATTTCGAACTGAACATCGTGCGGAACGAGACGGCGAACATCCAGAGCAAGGCCCAGGCGTTCAATACCATGCTGGCAAGCGGCCTGCATCCGTACCTGGCGGCGGCGAAGAGCGGCATTTCCAACGACCCGGTAGCGGACATGGAGATGAGTTGGAAGTGGCTGACGATGATCTGGGGCGATCCTGACGCGCCCAGCGAGGAAATGATGCCACCTGACGGCGGCGAGATCGCGAACCAGAGCGTTTCCGGGGAAGGCGGTTCCAGTTACTCTTCCGAGGAAGAGGAGAACCGTCAGGGGAACAGCAGCCAGCAGGAAGAGAATTCCGCGAATCCCCAGGCGAAGGCCAAGGGACGGCGCGTATGGATCAAGGGCTACTGGCAGGCAAGGGACTGATGAAGCATGACGCTGCTGCCAATTGACGAGATCAACCGGCTGGAAGAGCGGCTGGAAGTCCATTTCGGTGAGGATGGGAAGATCAAGAGCCGGGAGGATGCCGAGGACATCATCGACGAACTGCTGGATTTGTTCCTGCTGGCGTATGCGGATGGCGTGACTGCGACGAACGCGGAACTTGGAACAGAGAGAATACCAAGCGCGGACGATGCGGACAGGGCCGTGAACAAAGAAATAGCCGGGGAAACGTGGCGTGAGCGCGTGATGGGCTATTACGAAAGCGGCGGGACACTGTACGACATCCGCAGGATCGCGGAGACGGACGCGACGAGGATATACAACACAGGCGCGGTGGACGCTGTGCGGGCGAACGGCGCGAACGCTGGCGTATACAAGGTGTGGAGGACGATGCAAGACGACCGCGTGCGGGATACCCACCAGTACCTTGAAGGCATGAGAGTGCCGTTTACAGACGAGTTCTGGACGTATGATGCCGACCACGCGGAATTTCCCGGGGGATTCACCCTTCCGGAGAACAACATCAATTGCCGCTGCATTGTGGAGATACAACGCGGGTGAACCCGCTTGATATCGGCAGAGAAGCCGTAAAAACGCAAACGTCAGGGAAGACGGAAATCGCGAAACATGGTCAGGGAAGACCTAAAAACGCAAAGGAGAAGAACATGGACGAGAATACTGTCGTTACCACCCAGGAACAGGGAGCCGAGAAGCCCGAAGTGAAGCCGACCGAATCCCCGAAGGAGCAGAAGCCCGACACATCCGAACTCGACCGTTTGAAGGCCGCGCTTTCCCGCGCAAACGGCGAAGCTGCCGAGTACAAACGCCAGCTTCGGGAGAAGCAGACGGAAGCAGAACGCGCTGAAGCGGAGCGGGCCGAAGCGGACAGACGGATGCGCGAGGAATTGGAGAACCTGAGAGCAGAGAAATCCATCGCGAACGGGAAGACGCTGGCGATGGCGGCAGGCTTTGATGGAGAGAGCGCGGCGAAGATCGCGACCGCGACGGCAACCCTGACGGACGAGCAGAGAACCGCCCTGTTCGACGCATTGAAGGACTTTGTACAGACAACCACCACGCGCCTTTCAAACGAGGCGTTGAATCGACAGCCGGGGCTTTCCACGGGGATCCCGCCTTCCACGAACACGGCGAAGCAGACGGAGGACGATAAGTTCCGAATGTGGATGGGCCTTGGCAAAAAGTAAAGGAGTAATGAGACATGGCGACTACTGTTACCGCCCCTGTCAGCAACCAGATCGCGCTTGCTGCGAAGTATGCCCCGTATCTGGACGAGATTTATAAGCAGGATTCCAAGAGCGCGATTCTGGATACCGCGAACCAGTTCGTGAACTTCACGGGCGCGAACACCGTGAACATCTTCAACCTCAACACCGTGGGCATGGGCAACTACAGCCGCAACGCTGGCTTCGTTCCCGGCGATGCGACCGGAACCTGGCAGCCCTATGTGCTGGAGACTGACCGCGGACGCTCCTACATGATCGACGTGCTGGACAACGACGAAACC